TATCAATATATATTATTCATGAAGAGAATACTATATAAAGATAAAATTAAAATTGGTGATGTGTTTGGTCATCTTAGTGTTATTGAATATAACAAAAATAAAGCCAAATGGTTATGTAAATGTGAATGTGGCAATGAAAAGATTATTTCAGGAAGAAGTTTAAGAAGTGGTGCCACAAGGAGTTGTGGCTGTTTACAAAAAGAATTTATAATATTTAAAAATACAAAACATGGACATGCGAAGAGAGATAAGAAATCTAAAACACATATAGCATGGGGACATATGATAGATAGATGTACTAATGTAAATAATAAATATTATAAAGATTATGGAGGACGGGGCATAACCATATGCGACAGATGGCAAAAACCAAACGGAGAAGGATTTAGAAACTTTCTTAAAGACATGGGAGAATGTCCTCCTGGACTTTCCTTAGATAGAATAGACAATAATAAATTATTAAATAGTTATTCTCCAAAAAATTGCAGGTGGGCAACCGATATTCAACAGCACAGAAATACACGTCGTAATCGCAAAATACCATATGGCGACAAAGAATATTGCTTGATAGAATTATCCGAGAAATATAATATTAATAGGTGTACATTGCAAGGAAGATTAAATAGTGGATGGTCCATAGAAGATGCATTAACAATTCTAGTTAAAAAACATGGGAAGAAAAATGACTAATTATATTAAAAAACTATTCCACAAAGATGAGTATCTAGTTTATTTAGCTGGACCTATGTCCGGAATGCCAGAACATAACTATCCAATATTTATGGCTTATGCTAAAAAATTAAAAGATGCTGGTTACGTAGTATGGAATCCCGCCGAACAAAACTCCATTGATGATTCTCCACAGAAATGTATGATAAACGATATAAATGCGATAGTAAACAAATGTTTTATTATTGCGCTATTGCCAGGAAATAAATGGAGATCTTCAATCGGTGTTAATACAGAAATAAATATAGCACATGTTTGTGGTAAAAAGGTTTTTCAGATAGTAGATGATGAATATGGTGGAATTTATTTAAAAAGATTTAAGACAAGGGATGTTAGGACATATTGCTATACCAAAGAAAGATATAGTAATGATTCTAGATATTCGAATTTCTTGAATCCCAAATAATACTAAAGTTTCTAGAATTTGCAATATCATCTGCTACCACGGTGGGTTTTCCGAATCTTTTTTGCGGAACAATTAATTGATAATAACAACAATAAATTAATTCACTACAACTAATTCTATTTTCATCCGTAAAATCAAATAGAAAATCATATGTTTGATTTATCATGGATTTAGCCAGCAACATAGCTCTTTCAACATATTTTTCTTCTGGCCGTAAGATAATCAATTCATCTGTGCGCATGAAATTTATTATATCCTCTATAACAACGCCATCGCTAACGGCGTGTATAACCCTTTCTTGTGGTCCACCAAAATAGAAACCACAATGGGTCCAATATCCTGGGATAAGCATTGTAGATAAATATTCTTCTGATCTAGCCAACAGGATGTCTCCAGGTTTGATTATTTTAGAAATTATTCTATAGCTCTCGCCGGTTATTCTGTCATGTGTGGCGTTAATAATGAACCAAAGTGGATGTTTCCATCCGAAAAATTTAATGTCTCCAATAAAGGTTAAAGTTTTTGACCATATTCTATACAACATATCTATCATATAGATTTATACACTTTTTTATTTTATTAATTTGCATAAGATTATGTTCAGAGTATATTTCAAAAAGACTCTCAAAGTCTAATTCTATTGAATCATCATATGGCAATAATTTATTTTTTATTTCTGGAAAATTTTCTTCAATTTTTTCTTTAATGATATATATTGATTTTATAAAATCAAAAATTAAAGATAATGGTTTTGTCGGCAATGGAGATTTGTCTTTTTGTGCTGCTTCACATTGTTTGTGATATACTATCTGCTCTGCTGCTCCTGGGATTAATTGCAACCATTTATTTAATAGCAATTTCAATAATTGTTTATTCAATTTTATTTCTCATGGACTCTATGACTTCATTTGCTGAATTTTGAGCCAGCGATAAAATATTTTCTTTGAACTTTATTATTATATCAGAACCGTATTTTCTTCTTATTGTAAAAGGTTTTTTATTTATATCATGATGCATTATAACAACGATAAATAAAAATGATTTTTCGTACTTATGATGGATTTTCCAATCCTTTGGAATACTTACCCAAAAGAAGTTTAAGAAAGTGTTCACATCCTCTGGCATTTTCTCTTTTCCCATAATCATTTATACACTATCTCATGTCTCCGTCTCCCTTGATAACATTTCTTTCTTGCCTACTCTTTAATTTATCTATATTTTTTTGCATCACATCCTCAATTGATATGTTACACATTACACATATCTGCTTCAAGCACGACAACAAAGTATTTGACGGTTCAGTTATTTTGCTCAATAATACATGATTTTCTCCGGTGCAAAATGTGGCAATATCACTAATACAACAATGCATCGCTACCAATAATTTTACTAGGGAATTTTTTATTTCTTCCGTTAATTCTTTTTCTACATATTCTTTTTCAAGGTCTAAATGGGCTTCTGTATATAAATTAAATAAATACCATAATTCATCTCCGGCCTCGCCTATTATTCCATCCTTTCTATCCTGTGTTAATTCGCCATTGTTGTCTCTTAGCACCTTTTTGAACTTTTCGCATAGCTCTCCAAACTCTCCTAGCAGGCCGAGCAATGGGTATGCAACAGATTTTCCTATGCCCGGATATTGGGCGGTTTTTCGAGATTCTTCTTGATACGTTCTAAAATCCATTACTGCTCCTTTATATATTTATTTATATCTTCCATTATCTCATCGGCGAAACCTTTGTCTATCGCTTCTTGTGCAGAATAAAAGCGATCTATGGTGCATAATTTTTCTATCTGTTTAATCGTAATATTAGGATTTTTTTGTCTCATTTTTTCTCGATATATCTCATACATTTTTTGCCTGTCTAATTCTGATTGTTTTGCCCACATCTCCACATTGCGAGAATGCCCAGCCAGTTCATTTGAACCATCGTGAATCAAAAACGTACAATTAGCAGAAATAATTCTTAAATCAGCAGACTGTAGTATAACTGAGCCAGCGCTACAGCAATAACCAGTTGCAATTATAGTTACGTGGCAACGAGTTGATTTAATAATATCATATATAGCTAAACTATGGCACCAGTCGCCGCCCATATTATTCATTATTATAATAATTGGTTTATCTGATATTGTATTTAAATAAGTAATGGATTTTATGGCCTTTTCTGCCATCAAATAATCTACACCAGATTCTTGCCCATCTATGTCGTTATTTGCCGAGCCAACATAAACGATCCTCTTTGCCGGGAATATACCGTTTTCAAAATATATTTCTAAATCTTGTTTACTATATCTCGACACAATCTTTTCCTATATATATTTTAATTCTTTTAAAAACATTGTTAGATTGCAAAATTCACATTTTTTGTTTATATCTCCATCGCACATTGGACATAACCATTTTATGTTATTCATGTATAAATAAATAGTCAATATCTTATAAATACATTTTTCGCATATGTATAACCCATATATAGTTTTGCCCCTTTTCCCTCTACCTTCAAGGCAAGTCGCGCATTTGTTCTTCATTTATTATTCTTCTCAGTTTAGAGATTACAAGTAAATAATGATTATAACAAAGCTCTAGGTAATCTTCTATTTTCCACTCTCCGTCGTCTATTTGGGGTTCACTTGTTATTAAGGCCGTTAAATCTGGTCTAAAATAACATAATTGCTGTTGCGCATCTGTTTGTCTTTTGTCCGATGGATAATCAAATATAATTCTTTTATTATCTTTTATAGGAATTCTACCATCTAGTCCATTTTTCATCCTTAATGCATTCTTTCTCGAATCTTTTGCGCAGGTTTTATTTATTTCTATCCAACTATCTAACAACAATTGTATGTCTTCAAAATTATTCATTGATAATTTCCTTAACTTTATTTATATAAAATTCACTACAATCAATTCCTATACAATCCCTGTTTAATCTTTTACAAACAATGGCAGTTGTGCCAGACCCCAGGAATGGGTCAAGAACAATTTCGCCTTCCTTAGAATGCCCCAATACAATTCTTTCTATCAATGACTCATTGAATTGCGTAGGATGCCATTTTCTTCTCTGTTTAAAAGTTCCACATATTCTACTGAATTCCCAAACATTATTGGGAAGTCTACCATCAGGAGCGGCACGTTTGTCGTTGTATTTTATTTGTCTAGCAGAAGGAATCTTTATACTTTCTGGATAAATAATGTCTTTGTTTAACCAATATATCGGACGCAAACATGGTGTATATCTTTTCTTATTCGCTTGGCCAAAGGTATAAAACCAGTATAATCTTTGTATAAGATTAATACGATTACTCCATATGATTTGTTCTATTTCTGGAATATATTTTTCTGCGAGACTAACGAAGACCGGGCCATTTGTTATAAGACATGCCTTATTTATCCACACATTCAGTAAACTTACATATTCGTTGCGGGGTAAATTATCATTATAATTTTCATATTTTCTCTTTGCATTGTCCGGGGGGTCGAGAAAACATAATTTTATATTACATGGTTCTAGCCCAGATACAATATTTTCAAATTTTCCGCACAATAAATTTATCATTATCAACTTCTTTTAAATTTTAGTGGTTTATTATATTTTTTATCCCATAGATTCATTTTATTGTCAATATCTTTATTTAATAAAATTTCTAATTGTTGTTTTATTTTCTTTTTATATTTTTCTCTTTTAAATTCCCATTTTATAAAATCTGATGATATCTTTTTCTTTCCACTACAATAACCACATTTTCTAAATTTTCCGCCACAATTTATATAACCATCCCCATAACATTTCGGACAATTTTTAAGATACATATATATGCCCCTTACAAGATAATTTTTCTTTGTTTTTTAACCAAAGGTTTATGCGGAGAATCTGCCGGATTTTTAATTCTTTTTTCTAGTTGTTTTAAAGGATCGGATGTATGACTATCGTCTTTTTTTATTTTTCTAAAATATTCTATTCCTAGTAATCGTGATAAATCAAAGAATTTTCTTTCCAAGTCGGCATCTTTTTTATTTTTATAATCTCCAAGTTTAATTTTTTCATTCGTAGTTGAATCTATAGCAAAAACAGAATATGGGTGGAAATAGGGTAACGTATTTTTTACCGTTATGATAGCGATGGACATAATATATAATACGCATTTTAAAAATTTTTGTTCTAAAATAAAAACATAATTTATGCTTTACGGTATAATATTATAGGACTTATTGTTTTGGTGGGTGTATAAAAACTTATGATAAAATTTTCTTTAAAGGTCAGAGAAACAGCAAAATGCATAGCCAAAGCAATTAAAGACCTCGTTATAGAAGAACCCACAGACGATTTGTATATAGAAAAAATTATTGCAGAGGCCCAAAAGAGTGAAGATTCCGCAGCTATTAATAGAAAAAGCCACGCCCGTAATAAATAAGATAGCGGAAAATAGGCAGAATAAAAATATTTTTGCTTATTATGACAAACAGGATATATATCAAGAGATATGGTCTCTCTGCCTGGATGCCTTGTCTAGATATAAACCAGAAAATGGTAAACTAGAAAATTTTCTTAATAAACACGTATCCCATAGAATTAAAAATCTTAAGAGAGACAAATACTTTCGGCCAGAAAAAGATCCCTCCCTATCCAAACAAATGATGAATAGGATAAATATAGTAAATGCACTTCCAATTGGCGATTCTGATATTTCAAATATAGCCAAACCAATTTCTCAATCTAATAAAGTTTATGATCCAGTAGATTATTGTATTTCTATGGAATTACAAGAATATCTTATAGAGAATCTTCCGGATGATTTTAAAGGATATTTTAAACTGTTAATATCCGGACACAAAATTAAAAAAAGAATTCTATTGGCATTAAGAGAAAATGTTTCTATTTTAATCAGGAAATTTAATGGCGAATAAGATCAGTCAACAACTGCCAAAAAACCCAGAGGCTATAAAGTTATTGCGTGAAATGGCAGATCAGGGATTTGCTGATAAAAAAATTCAAGATAGATTGGAACAGGAATTTGGTTATAAATGGAGTCTGGAGACAGTCAGAAGGGCCAGACGAAAAATAGGGATCAATAAGAATGGGAAAGAACCGCTAATTAATAATACTAACCCAACCTTATCTGTCCCTCCTCCAGGTTTGACAGAACAAGAAAAATCAGAATGGTTTCGTGATCAATTTAAGAAGAATCATTTATTTAAAACTTTGAAAGATCAATTTACGAAAGAGGAGATAAATGGTTATTTGCAGGAGTACGGGGATCTATGTACTCAATTCGCGGATATTGTATTTTCTGAGTTCTTCCAAATCGACGACCTTATCAAGCACCGCATTCTTATAAATAGACAATTAACTTTAATGAAAATTATGCAAGACGAACTTACATCTCTTGCGGAATGGATAGCCAAAAATCCATCCGACGAAGATGAATCAAAAACCATAAAGCAGGAAAGAATAAGTAAATTTAGGGATTTAGAAGGAGCAAGGAATGGTTTAAATAAAGCCAGTGAAAGATATGATCGACTGGTTGGAGAGCGAAATAAAATTTATCAAAACCTGTCAGCAACCAGGAAAGATAGAATAGACGAACTTAGAGGCGGTAAAGAAAGTTTCTTTAGTCTTGTTGCGTCGTTACAAGGCTCTGAAGCATTTCGGGACCAACAAGGGAAATACGCAGAATTAACAAAGTTAGCATCAGAAGATATTAAAAATGCGTTTAGAAAGGATATAGAACTTGCAGATGGAAGCAAGGAGCCTTTAATTATGGACGAAGAAACATTTTTGGAAGAGGCAGGAAATGAGTAGGCTTGTTTTGCCTCAATATACTGTCGTTAGAGACACGAGAGAGAAAGAAGGCCACGGTTGGCAATTTACTAAACAACCAGAAACTAAAAAACCGCCTCGCTGCAATGGCCAAATTATTCAAAAATTAGATACTGGAGATTACAGTGTGGTTGGATTAGAGCATATTCTTTGCCTGGAAAGAAAAGACGATTTTAGCGAAATCTGGACGAACTATAGTAATCGTGCAACTTTTGAAGAAGAGTGCGAAAGGATGCGTCCATTTAAATATAAATACATACTTATTGAATCTATCTTGACAAAAGATACATTAGATTTAAGCCCTTCACAATTTACTCGTTCGGTTCCTGGACGTTCGGTTATATCGTGGTTAATTTCTTTGGGAATAGAATATGGAATAAATATTGTATATGTTGGTCAAATAGGACAACAATATGCGCAAATGTTATTCCAAAATATAATAAGGCAAGAGAAAAGCATGTGGGTGCCGCAGGATGAAAAGGATAATGGATAACGCTCATCAAATAGCACTTAAAGATATTTTGGAAGGAGACGCTGGAAAATGGGCCTATCTTTTTCCCTACCGGAAGAATGTCCCTAAAATTTCCAAACATATCTTCACCGACCTAAAATCCTCTAGCAAGAAAATAGATGAATATATTATTGAAAAACTATTAGACATAAATTATATCGGATGGACATGCAAGGTTATTCTTAATATAGATCTTTTCCCTATTCAGATTGCGATTCTTCAAATACTATGGAAAACACCATTCCCTCTTCTCGTTGCATCTCGCGGAGGATCAAAAACATTTATACTCGCAGTTTATGCGATCCTCAAAGCTTTATTAGATCCGGGATCGAAAGTCGTCATCATAGGTGCCGGTTTACGTCAGGCTAAACTAGTTTTTGGTTACATAGAGAATATTTGGAATTCTGCTCCAATTTTAAGAAATATAGTTGGTGGAGGGAAAAATGCAGGACCACGCCAAAATGTTGATCTTTGCTATTTTAAACTAGGGCCATCTAGTATTGTTGCATTACCCACTGGAGACGGCCAGAAGATCAGGGGATTCAGAGCTAGCTGCATTATCGCGGACGAATTTGCGTGTTTGGATAAAAATACACTAGTAGAAACTAATAATGGGTTAGAAAGAATATCTGATATATCATATCTTGGCACAAGCGTTATTAATAAGGACGGCGATTTTGAGCCAATAAACAGTTTTATTAAAACTCCTAAAACCGATATATATGAAGTCTTAACAAAATATGGATATGGATTTAAATGTTCAAACATACATAAAGTATTAACTACAAATGGATGGAAATTAGGCAAAGATTTAACCAATGACGATTTTTTAATCATTAAGAATAAATACATATTCCCAAATAGTTCTGTAGATGATTTTGTCACAGAAGATATAGCGTGGCTTATGGGTTTACTGGTTTCCGAGGGAGACATTACACACGAACATCATATTGGTATTACAACTACAGATACAAGTTTAGTAAAAAGATTTATGTTCAAATTTGCAGAACTGAACCCAAAAATTTATACCAGGAAGGAATGCACAGACAAAAGGGGATGGAAATGCAAAGAGTCGTATGATATTCGTATCCACAATACTATTTTTAGAGAAAAATTATATTCACTTGGCATGGATTATGTAGGGTCGCATAACAAATCAATACCATCCATAATATTAAAATCTCCAAAAAATATAATTATATCATTTTTAAGTGGATTATTCGAAGGCGATGGTTCGTGTTTCCTATGGAAAGATCGGAATACTACCAAACTTGGCGTCGCTTATTATACGGTTTCAGATATACTGGCGCAAGATGTTCAAACATTATTATTAAAATTAGATATTATTTCTTCTAGAAGAACCAGGGATAGTAAAATAAGTAATAAAAAACAATGGATGTTAAGATGTAATGGCAGATACGCCCTTGGGGTTGCTGAATTATTAAATATCCCAAAATGGAATAATATTTTATCAAAATCACAAACTCATTTAAATTCAGATGATTATTGCGTAACTTTTGATAAATGTAGAAATAAATGGATGGCCAGGGTTGGCTATGGCGGTAAAATACACAATCTTGGCAGATATTTGGATAAACAAGATGCGATTAATATCGTTAAGGGGTTTTTCGCCACGCATGATCAATGTGCCCGCGTAGAAAAAGTTGTCAAATTATCATATCAAGATTATTTATATGATTTTTATTTACCCAAAACACATAGCTTTTATGGAAATGGATTTGTCCAGCACAATTCCGTCCCTGAAGATGTATTCGATATAGTCGTAAGAGGATTTGCGGCAACAAGTAAAACTCCAGTGGATGAAGCAAGAAGAGCGGCCATTAATAAAAAAATACAAGAACTTGGATTACCAGAGACAGTACAAACTCAACTTAATAACCAAAAAATAAAAGGTAATCAAATTATTTATTCTGGAACGGCCTATTACCAATTTAATCATTTTGCCAAAAAATTTCATATGTGGAAAGAAATTATTTCCGCCAATGGTAATATGGAAAAAATTGCAGATATATTTGGTGGTGCGAACAATATTCCGGAAAATTTTGATACTAGAGATTATGCATTAATTAGACTTCCAAGTGAATATTTGCCAGATGGATTACTAGACAAGAAACAATTAGCCCACGCAAAAGCCACTCTACCCAAGAATATTTATGATATGGAATATAACGCATGTACAACGGGCGATTGCATAGTAGATACTAATAATGGTGCAAAGAAAATTATAGATATTAATATAGGAGATTATGTTTTTACCCATTCCCTGAGATATCGCAGGGTTATAAAAAAGACTTTTAGGCATTATGAAGGATATATGGTGAGATTAAAGATCGGGCTTGATGAAACTGTTGATATTACATCCGATCATCCAATATGGAACGGAGATAATTTTGTTAAAGCAATTGATTTAAAAGCTGGAGATATAATTAGTTATCAATCGCCAAAACTCCAAGATAATTATATTTTTGATTTAGGTAAAATATGCGGCGAGTATCAACAACAAAATATTAATGATACAGTTTTTATTTATCCTACTCCTTCTCAGGTTATTAATAATAAGCATTCAAATAATGCAGATAGTATATTACAAAGGCTTTATTATAGGCCCGATGAAAAGTTTAAATCATCTATTCCAAGATATATCCCGTCATCCTTTGGATTAGGGTATATATTGGGCATTTATGCCGGAGATGGCTGTATTAATAAAACACATGGAAGACAGATGATAATTGTTTTTAATATTACGCAGGAAGATAGGGCGAAAAAATTTATTAATTACATTAAAAATATTTTTGGTCTAGAATCAAAATTTTCATTAAATGCAAAAGATCATACCTTGTGTGTGAGGACAAATAGCCGGTTGCTTTGTGATTTTGTTGGCGCGATGGTTGGACACTTAGCTATAGGAAAGAGAATTTTTAATGTAGAAACATATACGGAAGAAATGGGGAAAGGTTTTATAGCCGGGTATTTTGATAGTGACGGGCATATAGGACCGTGTACTGCTACTATAGGTTCAATCAATAGATCTTTATTGTGGGATACGAGACTTTTACTTTCTTCTCTCGGATGTTATTGTGGAATTAGGCATGTTAAAACAAACAAAAAAACATGTACATTCAGGGATACAATATATAATTGTAAGCCATCCTATGTACTTAGTGTTCCTAGTACATTTAAATCGCAATTATTAAGAATTATAAATAATGAAAAAATAAATAAAAATATTAAAATAAATGTTACGAAAAAGGATGTATATAACTACAGTGGCACCGTTTATAATTTAGAGGTAGAAGAAGATCATTCTTATTTTGCCATGGGTTGTTTTCATCATAATTGTTTTATAGCGGATTCGGACGGGCATTTCGCCAGAAGTCTTATAGAAGCCTGTACTGTCAAGCCTGGCCAATCCATAATGACATCCGATGGAGAAGTTTCTTTTGTTCCAATGATGAGAGGAATAACTGGAAGAAAATATGTTGTGGGAATAGATCCAGCGTCAGAGGTAGATAGATTCGCAATAACAGTTTTGGAAGCATGGAAAAATCATTATAGAATAGTATATTGTTGGTCTATAAACAAGCCGGAATTTAACGGCGATAAAAAAGCCGGATTAATTAAAGAAGGTGATTATTATGATTATTGTTGTGCAAAGATTCGGGATATTGTAAAATTGTTTAAACCAATAAGAATAGAAATGGATAGTCAGGGCGGCGGTTATCCTATCTCTGAAATGCTAAGAAGCAAAAAGGGGCTAGACAAAGAAGTGGGGGAGTTCCCAATCTATGAGGTTGTTGATCCGAATAATATAAAAGAAACAGATGGGGAATCGGATGGGCCACACATATTAAATTTAATTCAACAATCTAACGAGTTCAATTCGTATGCTAATGCAATTCTCCATAAAAGCTTAGAAACTAAACGTCTATTATTTCCTGCTTTTGATACAGTAGTTATGCAATCTGCCATTATTGCAGAAAAATCATTAGATATTACCACTGGGACATTTGAGGAGTGTGTTTATAATATAGAAGAACTAAAAAATGAATTATGTACAATACAAAAAACAGAAACAACTACAGGGAAAGAAAGGTTTGATACTCCAAATTCTGTAACCTCTGCTACGGTTGAAGGTCGATACAAAAAGGGTAGACTTAGAAAAGATAGATACACATCTTTATTATTGGCCCACAAATATATTTATTCAATGGACACCGAACCAGAATCATCTATTAATTACTCTGACGTTGCTGGTAATTTTAAAAAAGTAAAAAATGTCGATAACCAGCCTCTGTATATAGGCCCTGGGCTTGGAGGATTTACAAACTCTGATCAATGGTGCAAATCCAAAAATATGAAGAATTCATTAAAAAATGGCGAACGAATTTAAATTGTGTATAATCAATTGGATTGTAATTGAATAGAGGTTGAATTATGCCCAAAAACGACCCGCTATATATTGAGTTATCAGAATCTGCGTTAGGTTCCTATTCCATTCCAGAACAAAATTTTGCCACCAGAAGAAATAAAGACATAACTATTGCGTCAAGCCCAAAATTAAAGTCTGGATTTAATCGATTCGACAGAGATTTTCATCGTCCAGAAGATCGCCTTCCTACCGCACACCAAGAAATAGTACAACTGTGTCAAGGCATCTATAAAAAGAATGGATTCATTAGAAATATTATTGATCTCATGGCCGATTTTGCATCTGAGGGATTGGATTTAAGGCATCCTGTAAAGAGCCAGGAAAGATTCGTAAATGAATGGGCTAAAAAAGTTGATTTGCAAGGTCGTTGTAATGATTTTATGAAATTAATGCTTAGGGATGCAAATATTATTGTTAGAAGAAAAACGGCATTGATTACTAAACCTGTTGTAAAAGATATGAGTAGGGCTATATATGATTTTTCATTGCCGGTTGATGAAACTAAAGTAAAAGAAAAGCCGGAAAAAATAAAAAAGAATAAAATAAAAATAAATAAGGGAGAGATTCCATGGGGCTATACGTTTATTTCTCCAACAATAATTGAAAAAATAGGTGGACCTGTTGGTAAATTTTTTGGTAGTAATGCTATAGCAATGAGGATTACTAATGAATTAGCTCAATCAATAAATAATCCACAAACAAAAGCAGAAAAAGAATTTGTTTTTAAATTACCAGCGGAAGTAATTAAAGCCGCAAAAACAAGCAGTAAGTTAGTTGCTCTGGATTCCGAAAAGATATATATAGATTATTATAAAAAAGATGATTGGGAAGATTGGGGAACCCCTTTCCTTTATGGTATTATAGAGGATATATTATTAAAAGATAAAATGAAACAAGCCGATGGCGCGGCACTTGATGGGGTAATAAATACAATTAGGTTATGGAAACTCGGCAGTGTGGAAAATAAAATATTGCCTAGTCCAGCCGCTGTAAATAAATTATTAAACATTCTCCAACATAATGCTGGTGGTGGAGTTATGGATATAGTTTGGGATCCTATGATTGATCTTAAAATTGAATATCCACCAACAGATAAAATTCTTGGATCAGATA